ACGGCGGCCTTGCGCTCATGTTTCGCCGGCCAGGGGAACATTTTGCTCAGCCAATTCACGGGCCTGCCTTCTCGCGGCCGGCGTCGCGGCCGTACTGGAGGGCGGCGAGGATGTCACGTGTCGCGGATGCGGCGGTGACACTGGCCCGGGACGCCTCGCGTTCTTGCGCCAGTGCGGCTTTGAGTTCGGCGATCTCGGTTTTCAGGTCGGTGATCACGGATCTCGGGTAGATGACTCCCAGTATGAACAAGATACAGAACACGCCCGCGACGCCACCGCCGGTGACGAGCGGGGTGATAAGTGAACTGTCCAACTCCTGCCCCCGCTCCCGCTTGCCGTGGTTACGCGGGCGGTGCGGGTGTGATGGTCACGTTCGACGGCACCGGTGCCGGGGCTGGCGGCGTAGGGGCCGGTGCGTTGGGCACTGCAAAGACGCCGAGCGCGGCGGCGGCGCCGAGGACAACCGGCAGCCACGTGGTATCCGAGGCGCCGTACTTCCACTGCAGGTACACCACGACGTTCCCCACGATGGCGGTGAGGAACTTCGCGTACTGCGCGGGCAGTTTCATGGATTCTCCAGGCGATGAGAAGATCCTCGCGTACAACCGGCCCTGGCTGACACTTCGGCCAGTAGTGACAGCCATACATCCCGCGGGCTCTCCGGCCGCGCCCAGGTATCCCCGTAGAGAGCAATGTGCAGTTGCTGGGTCATGTTCTGCGCGGCGTCTGCCATTTCGCTTACGGGATGACGGCGGTGCAATTCCTTAAGCTCCTCGTCCAGAACGCGGATCTTCTCTGGAAGGGCGCCCAGCCCGCTCACGGGTGGATGCTTTGCCAGGTGCGCCCCGCCGGGGGCACGCAGTCCTTCAGCAGCTGGTCGGCCAGGTCCGCGCCGAGCTTCCGCTGCAGCACGGCCCAGCCGGAGGGGGTCATGCCCCGCGCGGCGGCGATGTCCCCGATGGTGGCCTTCCCGTCCGTGGTGTGCTGGTGCAGCCCGGCAACGCTGACGTCGGAGAGCCACCCGGCGGAGAACACGTCGGAGTCGAAGAACGCGCCGCTGGCGTACTGGACGGCGACAATGGGGAACGGCCCGGCGGCGTGCTGCACGTCGGCGACGGCCTGCGCGTCGGACAGGTTCCAGTTCGCCACCCACAGGCTCACGCCGGACTTGATGCCGTGGCCGATGAGCGTGTTCACCAAGGGAGTCACATTCGACGCGCTGGTGTAGACGGCGGGCTCCCGCTGCCCGGGCCGCGCGGCGGCTTTGAACGCGGCCTGCGCGCGGGGTGCCCACATGGCGGCGTCGACGTTGGTGGCGGCGCCGGACTCGACGTCGAGGACGTCGGCGGCGTGGTCGGAGCCGGAGTCCTGGCAGATGCGGACGGCGCCCTTGTGCGCGGCCCAGTCGGCGGCGACCCACCGGATGTCCGCGGAGCCGGTGGTGTACCCGGCGGCCTGCGCGCCGCGGGGCAGGTGGCCGATGTTGGCGTGGATGGCGTCGAACCCTGCGACTACAGCCATGGATTCTCCTAACCGATGCGCTGGGCGCTGAGGATGGACCCGGCGGTGACGGTGGTGTTGGTGGCGTTGGAGGTGTTCTGCGCCCACGCGAACGCCAGTGTCCCGGCGCCGACGGTGGTCACGGATGCCTTGAGGAACAGCGGTTCCAGGTTGGCGGTGCCGTTGGTGCCCGCGTTGTCGGTGACGCCGAACGCGTTGGTGGCCGATAGGACGTTGGCGAATCCGACGATCCCCTCCCGGATGTCGATCCAGAACCCGGTGGCCCCGCCGGGCGCGTTGATGGTGAATTTGATGTCGCTGTTGCCGGTGGTGGTGCCTTTGTACTGCACGAGGGCCTCGACGAGGTAGACGGCCCCGGCGGCGAGGGACAGTTGCAGGTCGGGGTCGTTGGTGACGGTGGTGGTGTTGTTCCGCTGCGTGTCGGACGGTTTGATGGCGGCGAGGGGCACCGTCCACGCGTTCATGTCTGCCGCGGAAAGGACATCTCCGACGTTCCAGGACTTGACGGGCACTCATTACTCCGCTCAATAAGCGGCCCGGTTGCCCGAGCTCAGTTTGCCTTTGGTGGTGTCGTCGAGGATGAGGAACCCGGTGTACCGGGTGGCGTCGTCGAGGTCCCACTGGGTCTGCCACGTGAACGAGGAGTAGTCCACGGTGTGGGTGATGCCCTGGATGAACATGTCCTTGGTGATGGTGGCCATCCCGGGCGGGGTGCGGATGATGGTGATCCGGTCGCCGATCTCCCGGCCGAGCACCTGCGGCCACAGGCGCGCGTCCCGCAGCGGGGTGACGGTGAGGGTGTCGAACCGGTCGGCCTCGTTGCGGGAGATCCACAGCACCCACTGCGCGTACGTGCGGGCTTCGGCGTCTGAGGTGAGCAGCACGTCGGATCTCGCGTAGGACCGGGGGAACAGGTATTTGGCGATGGAGGCGGCGTTCTGCGCTTCCTGCAGGGCGGATGACCCGGCGGCGGTGATCTGCACGTCGTTGGCGAGGGTGGTGTCGTCGTCGTTGCGGGACACCCCGGAGTAGGGGAGGTTGACGCCGTCGTCGCCGAACGTGGCCTGGCTGGCAGTGGACCGGGTGTCGGTGAGGAGTGCCTGCCGTTCCCGGAACGTCACGAACCCGGACCCGTCGATGTACAGTTCGCCGATCTCGGAGTCGGCGGTGAGCTGCAGCAGGTTCAGGGCGGTGTCGCCGAACGTGGTGGCCTGCATTTCGGAGTCGCCGTCGCTGATGTTGCGGTGGTCGGTGTACCATCCGGCGGCGGTGAGGATGCGGCCGATCCGGTTGCCGGAGGGCTCGGCGTTGCCGGACGGCGTCCCCTGCGCGGGGATGGTGATGCCGGCGAGGATCTTGAACCCGTCGGTCGCGGACGCGGTGGTTTCGGAATACTGGGGGCCGTAGTTGACGTCGGCGACGGACCAGGTGTCGATGAACCCCTGGAAGAGGTGGTATTCCACGCCGAGCCACACCGCGCGGAGCCGCACCGGCACCATCGGCCGGATGGAGCTGGTGGACCCGTTGACGTAGGGGCCGGCCAGGTTGTCGGGGTTGAACCGGCCGTCGGAATCGACGAGGACCACGGACGCGGTGCCGGCCTGGTAGGTGCGCAGGGGGCCCTGGACGCGGGTGGAGACACGGCTGATGGTCCCGGACTTGACGTAGGCGGTGATGTCGGTCCACGCGGTGGAGTCGCCGAGGGCGTTCGCGCCGAGCTGCCCGAAGACGGGGTCGTCGAGGAGCAGCGTCCCGGGCTGCGCGACCGGGGCGGCGGCGTAGAACCCGGCTTCGACGCGGATCTGCGGGAACCCGGGCGGCAGTACCGGCGGGCCGCCGCTGCCGGTGGCCCCGGCGGACAGGGTGAGCTGCAGCGCGGCGGTGGCGACGTTGGACGCGGAGTCGTTCAGCTGCACGGTGAACCCGTACGCGCCGGGGACGTCCCCCGACGTGCCGGACAGCACCCCGCCGGCGGACAGGGTGATCCCGGCGGGGAGGGTGCCGGTGAGCAGCGACCAGGTGAACGGCCCGGTGCCGCCCTGCTCGGTGAGGGTCGCGGTGTAGGCGGCACCGACGGACGCGGCGGACAGGGTGGTGGTGGTGACCGACATCGCCGGGACGACGATCGACAGGCTGCCGGAGTTGCCGATGGTGGACCCGGAGTCCGTCGCCTTCACCGTGAACGTGTACGTCCCCGCCACGGTCGGCGTCCCCGAGATCACGCCGCCCGAGGACAGCGACAGCCCGGTCGGCAGGCTGCCGGTCAGGGTTGCCCACGTGTACGGCGCCGCGCCGCCGGTCGCGGTCAGCGCCTGGTTGTACGGGGAACCCAGGATGGCGTTCGGCAGGGTGGTGGTGGTGACGGTGACGGTGGTCCCGGCGGCCTGCGGCGCCAGCGCGTCGACGAGCGCGGCGAGTTCCGCCTGGATGCCGGACTGATCCTCGCCGTTGACCCCGGGGGTGTGAATCCAGTTGGGGCCGTTCGGGTTGTTCTCGAACCAGATGACGGGCGCGTTCTGCTTCCCGGCGGCGAGCCGCGCGGCGAATACGTCCCGCACGTGCCCCGTCGAGCCGCCGGTGTGCGACCACGCCACCACGCTGGACCAGGCGGGAAAGCTGTTGCCGCCGGCGCGGCCCCATTCCCCGATGCCCAGCGGGATCGGCGCGTTCGTGGCTGCGCTGTTGTCAGGGTTGCGGATGCCGTCGCACACGTCCTGCAGCGCGGGCGCGACGTTGCCGGTTCCCGGGTCGTTGCCGGGGGAAGCGTCGAGGTAGACCTGCTTGCCGTTGGAGTCGGAGTAGTAGAAGTCCGCCATCACCCCCGACACGGTCCCCGCCGGCGGATGCCACGACGAGCACGACGGCGCCGACGCGTACGACGGCTTGGTGTAAATAGGAATGCCGTGCGCGGCGTACGTGGGCTGCCAGTGCGCCCAGTACGCCAGCCAGTTCGACTGCGCCGCCCTGGCCGCCGCGGCGCCGGTGCCGACATTCCCGTACGGGTCGCTGCCGCTGGTGTCGTTGCCGAACGGCCCGTTGCCGCCGCCGAGGTTGTACTCATTGTAGGAGGTGCAGATGAACCCGTTGATGGTCCCGGACTGCTTCATCAAGGTCAGGTCGGAATCCACCGCGGCCTGCTCGTTCGCCACTGACACGAACCCGGACAGCCCGGTGCGGCGCGGTTTCATCGCCCAGCACATCTGAATGCCCGCGTTGTACAGGTTCAGCTGGTCCGTCGTCGGCCCCGACGTGAGGTGCGCCCCCTCCTGCTGGTAGGACACCTGCACGGAGGTGAAGAACGGGCGGCCGATGAACGTGTCGCCCTCCATCGCCGACCCGACTTTGGTGGCGGGGAGCCCGAACGACGCCTGGTCGGTGTAGGACCCGGCGGAGCATGACCCGCCGGCCCTGGAGCGGACGGAGGCGGCTTCGCGGAACACCACCAGGGCGTTTTCCCAGCTGATCTGGTTCGTGGACGTGGAAGTGACCGCGGTGGCGGACACGGGCCCGGCGGCGGCGGTGGCCTGCCAGCAGGACAGCCAGTGCATGCCCAGCGTCTGGGTGGACGTGGTGCGGCCCAGCGTCCAGCCGCCCGGGGTGGTCCAGGTGACCGCGGTGCCGGTCGAGCCGAAGTTGTCGCCGAACATGGCGATGGCCAGTTCCGCGGCGGCCACCGGGTTGGCCATGGCCGCGGGGAAGCTGGTCGCCCCGGCGGTCACCGACACGGTGATCCCGGGGAACAGTTCCATCACCTGGTAGGCGGAGGTGGTGGAGAACTCCATCAGGTGACCGCGGGCGCCGTCGGCCGTCGGGATCGTCCACGTCGTGTTCGTGATGCCGCCAGGGTTCTTCCGGTAGCACCAGATCTCCACCTGCTGCCCGGCGGCGCCGGTGACGTTCGACGGCGCGGTGCAGCACCACTCCCAGCCCGGGGAGGTGTTCGGGTTCGCCCCGTTGACCACGGAGATCTTCATCGGCGTGCCGGCCTGCCCGGTGACGATGCACGCGATCAGCAGCGTCCCCGCCGTCGACGCCACCGGGAGGGTCAGGGTCAGGGTGGTCACGCCGCCGGACACACCGGCGGTGATCGCGGACCCGTTCTGCACCTGCGTGAACGTCATCAGCCGGGCCCGAGGATCGACGACCGCAGCCGCACCCCGTTGCGCGCGCCGACGTTCAGGATTTTCACGATCTCCTGCGCGGCGGCGACCGGGTGGGTGCCGTGCCCCACCTGCACGGTCAGGTACACGGTGGTGCCCCCGGCGCCCCTGGTGCCGCGGGCGGGGGTGACTAGTTCGGGGCGCCCGGTGCCGTTGTAGGCGAGGTTCCACCCGGGCTGCAGGTAACCGCCGTGGTCGTACCAGCCGCGGGTCAGCTCCGAGTTCCACGCCCCGGCTGGCGACCCGTACCGGGAGGCGATGTAGGCCATCATCCACCGCAGCTGGGTGAACCCGTCGGTGCGCCAGTCCGCGCCGGCGCTGGCCATTTTGCTGCCGGGCAGCGCCTGCGGTATCCCGTACGCTCCCGATGTGGGGTTCTGGGCGTAGACGTTCCATCCGGATTCCCGCATGACCACGTCGTTGAACGCGGCCCACTGGCTGCCCCACCCGTATGCGCGGAGCAGGTACCGGGCATACTGCTGCAACGGCCCGTTCGGGGCGATGCCGAACCCCGGCGGCGTGGAACCGCCGGCGATCGGCACCGTGTACTGGGATTGCACCGCGCGGACGATGCGGCCGACGAAACCCCCGAGAGTGGCGGCCATCTCCCTTATCGACGGGGTGGACAGGTGCACGGTCACCCCTGGCGTGCCGGCGGCGTACCCGCGGAGGGCGTGGTTAGGGATGACAACCTCGCCGCCGCGCATGGACACCAGTTCCGGGCCTTTTTCACCGACTACGGCCCACCCGGGGGCGGCGCCAGGCGTCCCGGCGGCGTGGCCGGGGACCTGGCCGCCGGGGCCGCGGAGGTTCGGCGACGCCCCCGGCGGCAGGGTGACCCGGAAGTCGATCGGGTACGACTTGTGGGTCAGGGCGTGCAGTTTGGCCTGCGTGCTGGCGACGAACGCGCCGATTTTCTGGTCGGCCGCCTTCAGTTTCGGCCCGATGCCGGGCACCCACCCGAACGCGTCCGCCGCGATGTGCACGACATTTTTCGCCCACCCGGCGAACAGGATCTCCACCCGGAGCGCCCACGCCTGGACGAATTTTGACACCGAGTTGAACGCGGCTTCCACGTTGTGGCCGAACCGGATCATCTTGCCGATGGTGTCCTGGAAGATGACGTCCCAAATGTGCGCCCACCCGTGCCGCCACTGGTCCCAGTGCTGCATGATCCAGTCGCCGAGCGCCGCCATCCAGTGGCGTATCCGGTCGAACCAGGCGGCGGTGTTGTGCGCGACCACCGGAATGTGCGCGGCGTAGAAATCGATCACTTTGCCGAGGATTATGAGGAGGCCGGCGGTGGCTTTGGCCAGCAGGACGAACGCCTGCGCGCTGGTTTTCATCCCCTGCGGGCCGAGGGCCTTCAGGAACCCGGCGAGGCCCTGGACCAGGGCAATCAGCCCCTTGCTGATCGTCGGCAGCAGCGGCTGGAATTCCTGCAGCAGGTGGGTGAACACCGGCAGCAAGATTTTAGTGGCCTGTTCGAGGAACCCCACGAACGTCCGGATGTAGGGGACGCTGGCGCGGAAAATGTCCCCCAGCGACGGGCCGATGGACTTGATGAACGCGGCGATCTGCCGGAAAATCCCGGTCAGGCTCGTCAGGAACGACGGTGCCCCCGTCCCGGGGATGGGGCGCCCGCTGGGGCCAATGGCGGCAGGGCCGGGCCGGGTCAGCGCGCCGGAGAACACGGCGGTGAGGGTCCCGGTCAGTCCATGGAACGCGCCAGCGACGCCCAGCGGGCCCGCATTCGCCTGCCGGAACGCGGCGATCTGATCCCGGATCTGCTCCCGCTGCTTGCCGGTGGCACCCTTCAGCGCCGTTTGCAGCGCCCGCAATTGCGTCTGAGCCGACTGCCCCAGCGCCACGCCACCGAACGCGGCACCGCCACCGATGAGGGTGCCGAGGCCCAGCGGGATGGCCCCCGGGGCGAGCAGGGCGCCCAGCAAGGCGCCGAGGCCGATCCCAACTCCTGCCCCCGCCGGGCCGAGTGCCGCCAGTAGCCCGCCGCCGCCCTGAGCCGTCGCACCGCCGGCGCCTGCAGCACCGCTGGCCAGGCTGAGCCCGCCACCGCCTCCGAACAGGCCGAGCAGGCCACCGGCCGCGCGGGAGAACAGGCCGCGCCGCTGCGTCATCCGCGACAGTTGCGTGTCCAGCCGCAGCAACTGGGCTTGTGCCCGGTCCACGCCCTCCAATGTCACCCGCGGGGTGGCGACCATGCGGCCGAGCCGGTCCAGTTGCAAGCGCATCGACGCCACCGACGCCAGGGCGGCCTTGTCCTGCGGGTCGATTTTCGGCGCTGCAACTTTCTTGCCGAGCTCGTCGAGTTTCGCCTTCACCTCATCCAGGTGGGCGACGGCGGCTTTGTCGTTCAGGTCCACGACGGGGGTGGCACGTGCCCTGTTCAGCTCATAGAGCTGCCGGGTCAGGCTGCCGACATCCCCCGATGCGTCCTTTGCCGCCCGGCCGGCTTTCAGCAGCCCCGGGGTGAGAGAGTCGCGGCCGAGGAGCAGGTCAGCCCTGATCTCTTCAGCCACGGTCCCTCAGCTTCTCTTCCAGGTAGTCAACGAGAGCCTCAAAGTCGGCCTGCTCAAGCAGCCCTATTTCCCACGGGCGGATGTGGAGGACTTCCGCGAAGACGCCGAGGTACCGGTGCCGGTCGTAGGTGAACGCCCCGGCGGGGGCGTCGTAGGGCCCGCGCCGTCCTCGCTGGTGTCATCCTCAATGCCCAGCCCGTCGAGGTCCACGTCCACGCCGCCGGACAGGATGTCCTCCAGCGGCACGTCGCGGCCGTTGCGCCGCCACACCAGCCAGATGAACCCCGCCAGGGCCCGCGCCGATCCGGCGGCCAAGTCGGTTTCGTAGTCCACGTACCGGCATTTCAGCCCGGCCTCAATCGCCAGGGCCTCCGACAGTGGCTTACGGGCAGGGTCCCAGCTGAACACCTCACCGTTGATGGTCACTTTCGCCACGCGCTGCCTCCTATTTGGCGGCGTAGATCTTGTCCCGGACCCGGGCCACCGCGGCCACGATTTGATCCCGCACCTGCGGGCCTGACTGCTCCACGGGCCGGTCGAAAAATCCCGGCCGCATTCCCTTCGTCTGCGTCCGCCACGTCCACGACCGCCGCGGCGTTCCGGATACGGCGAACACGGGGTGGGTGATGATCCCCGCGTTGCGCTGGTTCACCTTGCGCCCGCGGCCTCTTGAGAACAGGGCCGTCGGGGCACTTCCCACAAGTTCCACGCCGGGTTCGCCAGTGGTGCGCTTGGACACCCGCACCCGCAAGTCACCAGCCAGCACCCGGGCGTACCGGTCCGGCATGAAAGCCGCCAGGTGATCGACCCTTTGGATCTCTCGCGCCAAAGGCTTCGCCGCGTCGTCGAACGCCTTGTAAAGCTCCTTCCGCAGCCCCGTCTCCCCGGCATCCTTGAGCGCGGCGGCGAGGGCGGCGAACTCCACGGCGGCGTCAGCCACTGGTGCCTCCCGGTTACGATGCGTGCATGAGAACCATCGGGGGAATCGTGGCAGCTGTGCTGCTGCTCGCCGCGTGCGGGGGCACCAGCAGCACAGCCAGCGTGACCGCATGTAAGCACGCGATGCGCGCCGAGTTCGCCGCAGCGGCATCCACCGGCGCCAAGGGCACCGAGCCCGCCGCGTGCAAGGGCCTGCCGGCGAAGACGCTGCAGCGACTGGCCGAGGAGATCCTCGGCAGCCAATTCGGTTAGACGATCCCGCCGAGTGCAGGGTTATATTGCCAGATGCGTGAGGCTGCATTCCAGGTCGAGGACATGTTCACCCCACCGGCGATGGCACCGTCGATGCTGTAGTCCGGCAGGATCGTCCCGAAATGGTACACGTTCGGGGAGTTCTGAATGTCGGGATACAGGTACATGTTCCGGGACAGGCCATCCGTGGACGCCGTGTAGGTCTGCGCGGTGGCGTCGTCCCAGAACCCGGAGAACTGCCCGGACGAGTCCGGCAGCCCGGCGACATAGATGAGGTTGCCGTCGCCGAACGCTGTCACGTCCTGCTTGTTGACGACCTTCGACAGCGACCAGGTCGCCTGGAACGCGCACGACGACGCCGCCGCCCCGTTGGTCACCGAGATGTACACCGCGCCGTTGCGCCCATGATGCCGGACCACGTTTGTCTCCTAGTTGTCGAGCATTGCCAGGAGCTTCCTGGCGTGGCTGATGAACGTGCGGCCCTCAACCGCCGCCCTGGCTTTCCCCGCCGCCTCTTCCGCGTCGCCCGGGTGCGCGAGCGCCCACCGGATCAGCTCCCCCGCTTCCTCCGGGCTGGTGAACGCGGGGAGCATGGGAAACAGCTCATCCGATTCGGGGCGCGGGTCGCGGGCGAACCACAGGCCGCACGCGGCCATTTCGATCTCCCGCGGCCCGCAGGCCCACCCTTCCCCGAGGTGGGCGTCTTCTGCTTCCCTGCGATACAAATTGAGGCCGGTGCGGGACTGCCGGTAGATGTCCGCCGTCTCCGTGTTGTCCACGCAGCCCTCGGGGTTGGGGTCGGCGTACTGGCGCAGCGGGGAGTCCTCCGGAAGGTCCAGCCACGGCCCCGCCAGCCGCACGTCCAGGCCGGACAGGTGCATCTGCTCGAAGAACCGCACCCGGGAGGGGAACCCGGTGCCGATGAACGAGAAGTCCCACAGCTTCGCCGCGCCCGGCGCCGGGTAATGCACCTGCTCCCGGTACGCGTGCGGCATGTACTCCGCCGGGCCCAGCTCCCGGTAGGCGTCAAGGTTGACCGGATCGTTGACCAGGTTCAGGTCGGCGTGCGCCGCCCGCACCAACTGTTCATCATCTTGATACGGCGATTCTGAATGCAGCAGAACCACTTTGTGGCCCCGGCCGCGCATCTCGTCGAAGATCTGCGGCGGATAAAAGAACGCCGAGATAAGCAGGACTACATGCGGCCATATGCGCCACAACGGCTTATAGATGCCATCAGTGGCCAGGCCGATCGCCTGCTCCCGGGACACTGCCTTGCGAAATGCGTCGCGCCCGAACGAGTCCTCGCCCACTTTGAGCATGGTGCTGTCGTAGAACAGCAGGCGATCATCGAGGTTGTACGTGTACACGTCCTCGCCGAGCGCGCGGAGCGCTTCTACCCAGCCCGTATGCATGTCAGCGACGGAAAAGCTCGGGCCAGGATGCCCGACTAGCCAGCGCATCAGGTGCCGACGTTAAGGATGAGCGAGCACGCGAGGTAGTCCACGCCGTTCCAGTTCATCAGCCCGTACCCGGTGGCCTCGATCACCGCGCAGTACGACACCTGGCCGCCCAAAGTGGGGTCCTTCTGGATCGCCGCGTGCACGGACAGGGCGCCGACGGGGGACAGGTAGGCGTCCATGGCATCCTGCCCGGACGCTGAGTCGCCCTCGGAGACGAGGATGACCGCCCGCAGGGTGTAGTCGGTTTCGCCGTCCATGGTGACCGCGTACCGGATCAGGCTGCCGGTCTGCGGGGCGACCACGGCCATCGGCGGGTTCACCGCGCCGAACCGGTTCGCCGTCGCGCGCAGCCCAATCGACGAGGTGAGGTACGTGGCGATCGCCTGCCGCACGGTGGGAAAGTCGGGCTGGGGCATTTAGACGCCGATCCTTTGCCCGTTGATGTACCGGTGCAGCAGCCACATCACCTGCGGGTTCGACTGCACCCGCACCACCCCGAACTCCCCGAACCCGGCGACGCCGAACGGGGCGTCTTTGATCCTGAAGATCTGCGCGCCGGCGATGATTGCGGCGTTTTTCACGTTCAGCGGCACCGCTGGCCAGCCGAACACGCCGGTGACCTGGATGCGGTCGAGGTGGGACCACATCCAGGTGAACGGGAACAGCTTCCCTCCGGTGATGACCTGCGCGGCGGTGTAGGGCCACTGCTCGCCCTTCGCCGCTGCGTTGTACTTGCCGGGGGCGACTTCGAGGGCGTAGTCGGTGCCCTGGGTCCAGGTTTCCTCGAAGACGCCGTCGCCGTCCCGGTCCACCTTCAGCGACGTGACGGAGACGAGGTCGTCGAGGGACTGCCGGGAGATCGACTCCGGGATGTACGTCCTGGTGTCGGTGCCGCGCCAGAAGTACCGGCCGGTGATCTCGTCGATCGCGCGGGACGCCCCCGCGGCGGCCAGGCCCAGCTCGAAGTCATCGGAGGTGTCGGTGATGCCGAGCCGCGATTTCAGTTCTTCGACGGTGCAGTAGTTCTGGCCCAGCGCGACCGTGACAACGGTCCAGGTGCCGGCGACCGCGTCGGAGGCGGTGCCGGTGCCTTCCCACAGGTAGGTCCAGACGCCGGCGACGGTGCACGCGACGTTCGCTGTGTAGGTGCCGGCAGAGACGTGCGTCACGCTGGGCGCGGACGTCGCGCCAGTGGGGTCGGTGACGGTGAGTGTCACCGTGGACGGGTCGGTGGGGACACCGCTGACCTTGAAAATGTTCTGGAGGGTGGCGAACTCGTTCGCGTCCTGGTAGAAGACGGTCGCGGACACCTAGTCCTCCATCCACTCCGGGTGCGCCAGCGTCCACGCCACGGTGCGGGCGAGAGATTCGGGGAACGGCACCGGCGGCTTCCACCCCAGCGCAGTGATCTTGGACCCGTTCAGCCCGTAGTGCGGGTCATGGCCCGGGCGAGTGGCGTGGTAGTCCTCCAGCTGGTACCGCAGCGGTTTGCCGGTGAGGTCGGCGGTCATCTGGGCGAGCTGCAGGTTGCTGATCCTGTCCGGGCCGACGATGTTGAACCGGTCGGGGCGGCCGGCTTTCGTCATCCCGTAGTGGTAATCCAGGTCAAAGTGCGCGGGGAACATCGCCGGCGGCAGGTTCCGCAGGATGTACAGCATGGCGTCGGCGAGATTGCGGGCGTGCAGGTAATGCCTGGTGCCGATGTTCCCGGGGCGCCCGTGCACAGTGACTTTCTGCCCGCGGTGAATGCGCCGGATGAGCATCGGCAGGTACTTCTGCGGGTCCTGGCGCTCGCCGATGAGGTTCATGCAGTTGACCAGGGTCACCGGTACCCCGTAGGTGCGCCAGTACGCGATGGCGATGGCTTCCTGCGCGGCCTTGGACGCGGAGTACGGGTTGGACGGCAGGATGGGCGCCCATTCGGGGTGCGCCTGCCCGGCCACCGTGGGCCCGTACACCTCGTCCGTGGACACCCAGATCAGGTGCGCGGGGGCGGCTTCCCGGGCGTATTCCAGCACGGACAGGGCGATGTCGGTGTTGTTGCGGGTGAAGGCCACGGGGTCGGCGATGGAGTCGTCCACGTGCGACAGGGACGCGACGGCGAGGACGTAGTCGACGGGGCCGATCTTGTCCCGCAGCTGAGACGCGACGGGGGCGGCGAGGTCGTGCATGACCACGCGGGTGCGCTGCCGCCACTCCGGCGCCCCGTGCTCCAGCACCTGGCGGATGCGGTCCGTCTTCCCTTTGTGGCGGAAGGAGTCGGTGGCGGTGATCTCCCAGTCGCTCTCGTGGAGGAGGTGCTCGAGGACGTGGTGGCCGATGAACCCGCCGGCGCCGGTGAGCAGGACGCGCTTAGTCATGTGACTCCCGGGGAAGAGGTGGCGAGGGCGGCGACGGACGTGGTGCCGTCACGCGGGTCGGACACCCCCGCGGCGGAAGTGTCCGGGGCGGCGGCCGACGGGGTGCTGCGCGCCACCTGGAAGGGCGGTGCGGTGAACGGCGGCGGCGGCAGCGGCTGCTGCAGGTGCCGGAACTGCCGCAGCCACGTGCGGCCGGGGAGCACCTGCATGAGCGGCGGCGCGCTGATGGTGACGACGCTGGCGTCCAGCGCGGTGCCGGTGCCGGCGGCGGGGGCGGCGCCGATGGCGATCGACGGGGCCGGGTTCTGCCCGGTGCCGGTCGCCGCAGCGGTGCCGCCGTTGGTGGCGAGGGAGCTCGTGGCGCCCAGCGCCGCCGCGGTGGCGGCAGGGAGGCCCGCGTTCGGGGCGACTGACGCGATGTCCGCGCCGGTGTCCTGCCCGAGCGCGGTGCCGGTGGCCTGGGCGAGGCCGCCGGAGACGTTTGTGGCGGGCGCGGGGGCGGTGAACGCCGCGGGCTGCTGCGGGTGCTGGAAGTACTTCCGCCACACCGCGCCCGGGTAGGCGGCGTTCTGCGGGAGCACCACCTGGGCGCTGGCGCCCAGCGCCGCCCCGGTGGCGGCTGGCAGCCCGGCGTTCGGGGACACCATGGCGATGTCCGCGCCGGTGTCCTGCCCGAGCGCGGTGCCGGTCGCGGCTGGCAGCCCCGCGCCGGGGGCGACCGACGCGATGTCCGCGCCCGTGTCCTGGCCCAGGGCCGTCCCCGTGGCCGCCGGGAGGCCCGCGTTCGGGGACACCATGGCGATGTCCGCGCCGGTGTCCTGCCCGAGCGCGGTGCCGGTGGCCGTGGCGAGGCCGGCGGAGACGCTGATCCCGGTGACGACCGGTGCTGGGGGCACCGGCTGCTGCGGGTGCTGGAAGTACCGGCGCCACGTCTTTCCCGGCAGCGCGGGCTGCGCGGTGAACGGCGCCGGCGGCGCTGGCGGCCCCTGCAGCACCAGGACCCAGTCGGCGTTCCCGGCGCTGTTATTCCCCAGCGGCGTGCTGTTGTAGGTGCCGCCTGTCGCCGTGGCCGTGGTGGCGGCGGTGACCGGGTCCACCCAGGTGGCGGTGTACCCGGGGGCCAGCAGCGCCTGGTTGATCGTGATCGTGAAGAACTGGCCGCAGTAGATGACGGCCAGCGACCCGTCGGGGGTGATGCTGCCCGCGACGTAGTTGTCCGAGTCGCCGTATTTGGCGGGGTTGAACCCGGGGGCGTCGTTAGTGGTTTTCGTGCCGCGGCCGGAGGTGATGAACACGTTTCCCGTGTCGGGGATCAGCGTGTGCCACCCGGCCAGGCTAGTGAAGTACGTGGTGATGACACCGCACGTGGACGTGACGAACGTGCCGTTCGGGTCGGTGGTGACGGCGGCGAGGGCACCGTTCTGCCACTGCCACACCAGGCCGTTGTTGGTGGACCCGGACGTGTCGTTGAACCCGCGGGCACCGGACGCGAGCGCCCACCACGTGAACCGGCGGATGGTGTAGTCGGCGATGTTCTGGGTGCTGGAGTTGTCCCCGTACCAGACACCGTCGCCCCACACGACCGGCTGCCGGCCGGGCACCGGCAGCTCGGTGTAGGACTTCTCCACCCCGTTGTAGGACGGGTCGTAGGTGTACACCCAGTTGTAGTTCGCGCTGGTCTCACCGAAGCCGCCGGGGAGGTAGACCGCGGTGGTGTCGAACTCGATGTGGGAGTTCGTTTCCGGCAGCTGCTCCACGCTGACGTGCCGCGTGTCGCCGGCGTCGGTGATGCCCGACAGCATCTGCGTGAAGAACGTGTCCTGGCCGCCGGAGCCGTCGTCGCCGAAGAAGAAGAACACGTTCGGGTACGACGCCCGCGGGTACCGGGCGACGATCAGGGCGCCGAACGTGTACGCCTGCGCCGTGGACAGGTTGAACCAGATGTTCGGCGACCCGGTGAAGTCGTACTGCATCCCCAGGTTCAGGTAACAGGAGATGCCGTTTTTCAGCGCCGACGTGAACAGGTAGTCGATCCGCTGCCAGAACGGGTCGTTCAGGGTGATCGTCTCAGACCCGGTGGTGATCTTCCCCGGCGTCCCGTTGACAACGATCGGGTAGATGCCGTCCCACGTGCGGCCACCGGACAGGGCGGTGGAATCGACGTGGTTGTCGGACCATGCGGTGCCGAACCAGGCGGTCATTCCCTGGGTGCCGCGGGCGGACATGTACCCGTCCATGTCGGCTTGCCAGTTGCCCGAGTTCCACCGGCCCGCGTTCCACGGCAGCGCCCACGCCTGCTCCAGCCGCAAGATGCGCGGGTTCCCGAACTGGTCGGCGAAATACCCGGCCGGGGTGCCCGGGTGGGCGATCCGCGCGATGAACGGCGGTGACGTGGGGTTCGCGGTTGCGGTGGCCGTGGCGAGGCCGGCGGTTGCCCACGCTAGTGGCGGCGGCCCGGACAGTTGCTGCTGCTGCGGCCACTGGAAGTGCTTGCGCCACGTGCGGCCCGGGTTGAAGGTGGGTGCCGCCGGCGCCGACACCGTCACCACAGCAGGGCTGAGCGCGGTGGCGGTGGCCGTGGCGGTTGCCGGGGACGCGGTGACCATCACCGGCCCGGGCGGCTGCTGGCCGATGAACCCGGGGCGGCGGAACCGCTGCAGCCACGTCCGCCCCGGGATGGCCGCCGGCACCGGCACCGGCGGCGGCGGGGATGCGCGCACTTCGACGCCGACGGCGCCCCAGGCGTCGCTGGTGATGGTGTCGGTCAGGGTGACGCTGCCGCCGGCGGCGATCGTCGCGCCGGACAGGTTCGACGCACCGGACGCGGCGCTGACCTCGTCGTCGAACTGCTTGGTGCCGGAGGTGTAGGTGACGGCGGCGTTGGTGCCGTGCGCTTCGACGCTGACGGCCATGTTGCCGCTAGTGGTGCCGCCGACGGTGACGGTGGCGCTGGCCGAGTTGCCGGAGTTGGTGACAGCGGCACCGAACGCGGTGGCGCCGGTGAAGGAGATGCTGTTCCCGATCGCCTCGTCGGTCGGGTTCGCGGTTGTTTTGATCAGGACGGTGTTGGCGCCGCTGGCCTGCCCGGTGATCCCGTAGAGGAACACGGTGCCGTTGCCGGCGGCGTTGTTCGTCTGGATCGACCCGAGCAGCGTCATGGCGTTGCCGCCATACGTGGCCTGGCTGATCGTCGGGGCGGCGCCGGTGCTGCCCCACGTGAACCCGACGATGACGGTGCCGCCGCCGGTGCCGGCGGTGTGCGTCCAGGTCAGGAACGGTGTCGTGGACGGGGTGGTGGTGGAGAAACCGGTGGAGGAGCCTACGGCGTCAAAGGCGACAGCCACCCCGGGTCACCTCACCGTCGCGGGGGCGGGGACAGAAGGATGGCCTCCCCGTGCGCTAGTTCAGGCCGAAGATCATGTAGTTCGTCAGGGTCAGCGTCGGCGAGCCGGTCGTCGCCGACCACCACCCGAACAGGTCAAGGTAGTAGGCGTTGGTGTTGGTGATCGTCACCCCGGTCTGCGGGGCGCCGATCATCGTCACCCCGGCGGCGCTGGTGGCGCCGTTGGAGGCGAACGTGGGCGCCGCGGCGTTGTTGCCGGGGCCCCAGAACACGTGCCCGACCGCGTTCAGTTTCGAGTTCGCGCCGGTGCCGAGCGCGGAGCACGTGACGAGCAGCTCGAACTCCCAGCAGCCGTTGGTGATCGATACGACGGGGGTGATCGCACCGGTTTGCGCCATCACGGTGAGCTGCGTGCCGGCGGTGGTGTCCAGGTACCAGGCGAGGGTGATCGTGTCGGCCGTGCTGCCGAGGGTGAAGTTGCCGCCGCCTTTGATCAGCAGGCTCTTCCCGAGGCCGGTGCCGGACTGCTGCGTGAAATACGCCGCGGGCAGCTGGTAGGGCAGCAGTGTCGTCGAGTTCGCCGACAGGATCGACGTTGTCGCTGTCGCGGTTACCGCCGGCGCCGACCCAGGCATCGCGTAAAGCAGCTCGCACTGCGTGCCGGTGTAGAAACTCATGTACGGAACCTTCCTGGGAGTGTTGTGCCATGCGGATATTGCTCGGCTATACCGATGAGGGCCTGCACCCGGACACCGCCGCGCGGATGGCCGCGGTGCCGGGGGTGGAGATGGTGGACGTCTCCGCCGACGACTTCGCCTACTGGCGTGCCCTGGAGGAACGGTGGACCGGGGACTGCGACCTGCTGGTCGTCGAGCAGGACATGGTCATCCACGACCAGGTGATCCCGCAGCTGGAGGCGTGCCCCGGCGACTGGTGCACGTTCGGTTACCCGATTTTCAACTCGCGGCAGCGGCTCATCCAGGGCCTCGGCTGCACCCGGTTCTCCGCCGCGCTGCAGCGGAAAGTCCCCGCCGCCGAGTTCGCCGCCGACGGGGCGCTGCGGCACATCACCGAACCGGGCCTGTCCGGGGTGCCGTGGCAGTTCCTCGACCTGGTCATCGCCGAGCGGCTGCGCGTCGGGCACGGGCTGCGGCCGTGTGTCCATGCCCCCGATGTGGAGCACCGCCACGATTACAGCGGCCCCCCGGCGCTGCCGGGGGCGCGCGGGCTGCGGCATCCAGGCGAAGACACCGGCGACCCCGCTGACAGTCCTCTCGCCGTCTACCACCGGGAAGTGCCCGTCGTGCACAAACCGCGGCAGCCGCCGGCGATCCAGGTGTACGGGGCGGCGCTGACCCCGGTGCGCTCACCCGATGACGCGGCGCGGCTCGCGAACGCGCTGAGCCAGCGGTACCTGCATCCGGACGGCAGCCCGCGGGATCTTCCGGCGCAGATCGACGCCGGCCGCCCGGCGGCGCTGCGGTTCGCCACGGACAAGGTCGCCCAGGGGTACCTGCCCGCGTACCTGGGCATCGCCGCCGCCGTCGGCACCTCCGGGCGGGTGTGCGAGGCCGGCGTGTGGACAGGTGAATCGCTGCGCATGTGGCAGGCGCTGTTCCCCGGCGGCATCGTCGCCGGCGTGGACATCGACGGCACCGCGCTGTGGCCGCATGAGACGGTGAAGATCGTCGCCGCCCAGGACGACCCGGGGCTGCCCGCCGCGCTGGCCGGCGTCTCCCCCGGCGGGTGGGACATCATCGTTGACGACGCATCCCACCGCGGGGACCTGACGCGCCGCACCTGGGAACTGCTGTGGCCGCTGGTGGTGCCCGGCGGGTGGTATGTGGTGGAGGACTGGTTCGTCGGCTTCGGGAACCATCCATTGTTCCCCGGCGACCATTCGATGCTGCGCACCGCCGAGTCGTTCCTGCAACTGCTGGCCGCGCCGGGCGGCGAGGTGGAGTCGGTGACCTACCGGTACGGGATGATCATCCTGCGCAAAGTCAGGTGATCGTGAACTGCAAGATCCCCGACCCCGACCAGACAACGGTGAACGTCCCGGCGGTCACGGACTGCGACCCGCCGAAGTAGTTCCAGCAGAACGCGTTCTTCGCCGCGAGAGTGTTGTCGTACACCAGGCACCCGAACACCGCCGTCAGCGTCGCGTTGTTTCCCGACGCCGTGTTCGCCGCGCCGATCTGCGCCGTCCCGGACCCGAAAGTGTTCGTCTTGCTGGCAAGCGCCACCCCGCCAGCGGCCCACTGCCCGGCCTGGGATATCTCGTTACCCGCCCACGTGCCCGCCGCGTACGCGTTGTTAGCGAACGTGTCGTTCTTGTTCGGCGTCACCGAGTTGTTGTACAGGGCAACGTTGACCGTGTCGCCGGTGTAGGTGAGCGCCGCGGCGGGGGCGAAGAAGTTGCTCACCATCGCGGCGGAAATGTTCGACGTTGCCCAGGCCATCGATCAGCCTTCCTGTTGAGCGGACGCGGCGGCGGGAAAAACGGCACAGTCCTGGCCATCGTCACGGGTAGTTACAACTGACATCACGGGACGCCCGTCCTGGTCGGTGCGCAGCCCCAGCTCGCCGGCCGCGTAGTCTTCCCGGTCCCGCGCCTCGACCTTGCACCGGGTTCCCGCTTCCACGTAGGGGGCGAGGATTCCCCGCAGCCCCGGGCACTCGTGGAACGGCAACTGCGCCCCCGTGCCAGCGGTGACATGCGTGGCAGGGCAGTTCGGGCATTCCCACCGCGTCTGCGCCCGGAGGAGGGGAATCAACCGTTCATCCTTTCCCCGGCTTGTCGCCGAGGTACAGGTGGTACCGCTTGGTGATCGTTTCTTTCGCCGGCGGGTCCGGGTGGTGCCGGTGGCACACCACGAACGGGGTGCCGTCCACCGGGAGGTGCCCGACGCGCCAGCACCCGGGCTGGTGGCAGTTGTGCTTCCTGGCGGTCACGTACGCGTTCAGGCCCAGGCTGCCGCCGACGACCAGCACCCCGAACAGCCCCGAGTAGAACAGGTAGAACGCGCTGTTGCCGGAGTCGGTGCCGAGCCAGTGATGCCACACTCAGCCGTTTGCCGTCCGCTGGGTTTTCCGGGACTTCGGCGGGACGCGTTCTTCCACGCCGGTGTCCTTCACCGCGACCGGGACCGCGCTGCCCTGCGCGCACAGCCCGGCGCCTTCCTCGTCGGGGACGTCGAAGTCCTCGCCGACGCGCGGCCACGGCCGGCCGTCGTACCGGCCGCCGGACCGGTGCTCGGTCATGCGGATCTTCATCTCACCATCAGCCCCTCGTAGGCGTCCGCCCACAGCTTCCAGCCCTGCTCGATCGTCCAGGCCCGCGCCTGCTCTTTCGCCTTCGCGCCCATTGACCGGCGCAGCCCCTCGTCGCCGGCGAGTTCTTCGAGGTATTTCAGCCATTCGTGGTCCTGCCGGACCAGGAACCCGGTCACCCCGTGCAACACGAACCGGTTGTACGGTTCGGCGTCGGAGGCGATCACCGGGATGCCCCGCGCCGCGTACTCCAGCGCTTTGATGTGGGACTTGGACCGGTTGAACACGTTCAGCTGCAACGGTGCCAGGCCGATGTCCCAGTCGATCGCCGTGTAAAACGCTTCCGGGGCGTCGGTGACGTGCACCCACGGCACGTACCCGCACCGCTCGTGCCGGACGGCGTTCCGGTAGTCGGCGCCGATCATCACCGCGTCCCACCCGGGGTGCCGGTTCAGGAACTCCCGCACCGGGCGGCCGATCAGGCGGATGTCGGTGCCGTGGGACGCGCCGCCGTGCCATCCGACCGCGGGCCGTTCCCCCGCCGGGGCGGGGAGGTCCAAAACCCACCCGGGGATGTGGTTGGGCAGGACGGCCACGTTCGCCGCGTACTCCCGCATCACCTCCGCCAGCGGTTCCGTGCTGACGGTTACCAGGTCGGCGGTTTGCGCGGCGTGGACGACCGCGTCGCGGACCTCGGGGCGGGAGAACTGCTGCCATGACGCGAAGTTCACCGGCTCGATGCTGAACATGTCGTCATCGAGCTCGTACACCAGTTTCGACCGCAGCGCCTGCCGCCGCCACACCCCCAGCCCGGCGTGGTTGTCCCACTTTTGCGCGACGATCACGTCGTGGCCGGCCATCGCCTGCCTGGTGGCGCCCTTGCCGCCGTCCCGTTTGCTCGAGGAGACGGCGGTTGTCTCGTACCCGTGTTTCGCCAGTTCGGCGAACGGGAGGATCACCCGGTACCAGGCGCACCCGGAGCCGCCGTCGTGGCCGCCGAAGATCCGCATCAGATGTCCGCCGACGAGTGGTGCCAGTGGACGGTGATCTCGGGCACGAACTCCCACCGGGCCCCGGCAGCGACCCACCGGGCGATCAGGTCCCAGTCGGCGTCGCCGCCCCACCGCCAGTTCGCCGTGCGCAGCAGTTCCGCCTTGTGCACCAGGGCGTTGCCGTCGATGCGCCCGTGCGCGGGGGTGCCGTCGCCGATCACGTCCCACGGCTTCCCGTCCAGGTGCCGGCGCATCTGCGTATACGCGAAGTCCGCGCCGCCGGCGAGGGCTTTCGCGCAGGTGCCCAGGTGGTCCGGGAGGTATTCGACGTCGGAGTCGAGGTAGGCGATGTGCTCACCCGCGGCCAGGTACGTGCCGGCCAGCGCGGCGGACACCGCCCGGGAACCCCGCGCGCCGCGGGCACCCGGGGAACCGGGAGGCTGCCCTGCGGTGTCACCGCCGAGGAAGGAGTGCCAGTTCCGCCCCAGCTCGGCGAACACCCGCAGCCCCGCGGGCCCGTAACCCAGGTTCCGCAGCCGGCCGCGCAGCTGCGGGTCCGGGCCGTCCGCGACGATGACATGCTGCCAGTCCACGTGCACCTGGCCGTCGAGGGACGCGATGGCCCGGCGCAGGTCCGGCCACTGCCGGTACGTGGGGGTGATAACGGAGATCACGGGGCCAGCTTGTCGCAGCGCATCACGTCGATCACGTGCCCGTTCCTGGCGATGGTGCCAGTGACCTGGTACCCGATGCGGCGGCAGATCTTCTGCTGCCCCGCGTTGTCCTGCCGCACCTCCGCGTGCATGGGCACCCCGCGGGCGTGGGCACGGCGGACGTTCTCAATGGTGACCGCCTCCCCGAAACCCTCACCGCGCCGGTCCGCTTTCACCCCGGTGGACGACCAGGCGCGGCCCTCCTCGTCCCAGATGAGCAGCCCGTACGCGACCGGCTCGTCGTCGAACATGAGGAAGCCCTCCACCTTCCCGGTGGCGATCTTCTGCTCGTAGAACGCCCGCTGCTGCCCCGGGGTGATCTGCGCGGTGTCCCGGGTCATCCACTCGGCGCACTCGTTCCGCAAAACCCGCAGCACTTCGGCGGCTTCCAGGCCGTCGATGACACCGAACGTGATCATCGCTTCTCCGCGAACTCGGTCACCGCGCCCGCGACCGCGCGCCGGTCGGCCTCGGTGAGGGCCCAGTGGACGGGGATGCAGCATTCCCGCTCGAAGAACTCGTCCACGCCGGGCAGCGGCCCGGCGGCGTACTCCCGGAAACAGGTGAGGCGGTTGAGCCGCCCGTGCACCCGCGACACCTGAATGCCCGCGGCGCGCATGAAGGCCTGGAACGCGGCCCGCTGGCCCCCGTCGCGCCACAGCAGCGTGTACAGCCACCACGCGCCCTCCGAGTACCGCCGCGCCGGCGCGGCCTGCACAAGGCCGCACAGCGCGTCGTCGTAGAACGCGGCGTTGCCCCGGTGCGCGGCCAGGATGCCCGGCAGGTGGCGCAGCTGGGCGAGGCCGATCGTCGCGGCGACGTCGTTCATGTGGAACTTGTAACCCCAGTCGCCGATGTCGGCGGCGACGCGGGCGTCGGCCTGCTCGGCGTCCCGGTCGATGCCGTACCAGCGCAGCAGTTTCCCCCGCCGGTAGTTTCCCGCGTCCCGGGTGGTGAGGATGCCGCCGTCGATGGTGGTGATGTGCTTGATCGCCTGCAGGGAGAAGCAGGTGAAGTCCGCCGCCGGTGACCCGACGGGTTCACCGGCCCACTGGGCGCCGAGGGCGTGCGCGGCATCGACGATCACCGGGATGCCGTGCCGGGCACCCAGGTCCATGAGGGCGGTCATGTCGCACGGCTGCCCGCCCCAGTGCACCGCTAGCACCGCCCGCGTGTCCGGGGCCAGTTTCCGTTCGGCGTCCAGCGGGTCGATGTTCCCCGTCGCGGGGTCGATGTCCGCCCACACCGGCCGCGCGCCCTCCGCGAGGACCGGCAGCACGGTGGCCGCGCAGGTCATCGGCGTGGTGACCACGCTGCCGCCGCGGGCACCGGCGAGGCGCAGCGCCAGTTGCAGCGCCGACGTGCCCGAGTTCACGGCGAGGACGTTCCGGTTCCCTGCCACCGGCGCCAGGGCCGCCTCGAACTCTTCGACCTTCGGGCCCTGCCCCACCTGCCCGCTGTACAGGACATCCCGCAGCGCGGGCAGGAGTTCCTCCTCCGGGGGCATGTGCACCCGGAACAGGGGGATCAGGTTTGCTGCCAAGGGCCGCCGCCGGGGTCGCCGTAGTCCGTGCGGAACAGGGCTTCCGACCCGCCGGGGACGTCGTCGGCGACTTTCGCCCAGCCGCCGGCATCGCCGGACCCGTCGGAGGTGTCATACGGCTGCCAGTCACGCCCCGGGGGGCTGACGATCGGGTCCGGTGCGTCAGGCACTGGGGGTCCCCTTCCACGACACCGGCGACGGCGAATACGAGGTGTCGATGCGCCGCGGCGGGGAGCCGACCGCCACATCCTCCATCGGCCCCACCGCCGGGTCCGCCGCCTCTTTCGCGGTGGGCATCGGGTCCACCGGCACCGACCCCGGCGCCGACATCGCGTTCTCGTTCGAGCTGGTGGTGTTCCCGCCGGACATCGACGACACCCACAACGACGTCTTCGCCAGGGGCAGCCCGGACAGGTCCTGCATTACGGCTGCACCGCCCGGCCGCCGCGCAGCACCCGGCCGCCCCCGGCGCCGGTGCCGTCGGGCATGTTCCCCGCGATACCGGGCAGCTGCGGGCCGCCGCCGTACGACCCGTCGATCGCCTGCGTCCAGTCGTTATGACCGGAAATGTTGTCCTGCACGGTGTCGGTCTTGTTCGTCCCCGAGATCGCCGACCCCGGCCGCGTGTACGTGATCGTGTCAGCGCCGCCCGGCAGGTTCTGCGCGCCCATGCTGCCGGGGGAGCCGGTGTCCGCGGTCTGCGCCGGGGTCAGCCCGGAGATCCCCTCGTAGTTCTGCCCGTCCTCCAGCGTCGGGTCGGGCTGGTTCGCCGCGCCGGGGCCGCCGGGGGCACCGGTGCCCTGCGGGAGCGCGACGCCGAACAGGGAATCCGCGTAGTTCCCCGGTTCCAGCGTCGGGTCCAGGCCGGCGATCTTCACGCCGGTCGCGGCCTGCGGCGGCGACTGGCTCTCGTCGCTACCGCCACCATCGGGCGTCTGATGCGGAGGCAGGTTCGCCATCGGGTTATCCCTTCCACTGGAACAGGGTTAGCTTGCCTGGCGCGCGCCCCGCGCACCCATGAACCCGGGGCGCGCGCCAGCGTTGGGGGTCAGCCGCCCTTGAACGCCTTGACCGCCGTGGTATCGACGAGGGTTCCGTCGCCGCGGAGCAGGCAGCGGAAGCTGATCAGGTCCGTGTCGAACTTGAAGTCGTCGGACCGCTCGAACCGTATCCCGCCCACCAATCGGACGAAGAACTGGGCGAAGTCGCCGAAGAACAGGGAGAAGTTCCCGGTGGCGACCGACTGGACGTACGGGTCGGCCACCAAGGGCTTTCCCAGGAGCAGGTCCGGCGACCCGAGGACCGTGGACGGTTCCCACACCGGCCGCCCGACCGTGTCGGTGAGCTTCCGCAAAACAGCCACTGTTTTGTCCGCGCACATCCAATAGCACGACCTGGACTGGCGGTACGGGGCGATCACCGAGTACTCCATGTCCACCAGGTTCGCGTACGTGGGGCCGCCGGTGACCCAGTTGACCCCGGTCGGGCCGGTGGCGGTCGTCGGGCCCGTCACGCCCGGGCTGGCGGAGGTGGCGAACGTCAGCCCGGAGGGGACGGTGCTGCCCGCGCCGAGGATCAGGTCCGACCCGAACGCGTTCCCCACCGCGCGGCCGGCCTGCATCGCCAGGTAACCCAGCAGGTCCACGGAGTTGTCGTCGATCAGCTCGCGTGCCACGTAGATGGTGCGGCCGTACTTGTACGCCGACAGGGTCGTCTGCGCGAACGTCGGGTCACCCGAGGTGATCTGCGCGCCCTGGCCAAATACCGCACCGGACACGTGCGCGGTCGCCTTCGGGATCTGCAGCGTCTCGCCGCCGCTGGTGTTCAGCACTGTCGGCCCGGCCTGCATGATGCCCGACACTTCGATCAGGTAGGCGATCAGGCGGTCGTAGAAGTCCGTCGGGACCACGCCGGTGCCGGTGCCGGAGTTCGACAGCAGGGTACGGACTTCTTCCATGCCGAACGTGCCGCCCTGGTGCTTCACCTCCAGCGACCGGGCTGCGCCCTGCGCGCCGCGGATCAGCGCGCGGATCTCCGCGTTGATGTCCCGCCCGTCGGAATCCGCCGGGTGGGAGTACCCGTCGGTGCCGCGGCGGTACTCGGCGGGGCGGCGGCCGATCGCGTCGAACGCCTTGTCCGTGTCGGACTGGCGCCGTTCCGCGGTCAGGACGCCCTCGAGCTGCCCGTCGACGGGGTCCATCTCCTCCATGAGCCGCTCCCACGTCCCCTGCTCCTCCGGGGTCATGTCACGGTTCTCGGTGGCCGCGTCCTCCACGTACTTGCGGGCCTCGGCCCACAACGACTGCCTGCGGTCCTGCAGGCGCTTCGCAACCTCGCTTGCCACGGCGGCTGCTCCCTTCCAAGGGGTGGGTGAATGGTTGCCGTGCGCGGCCTCGGTTGCGTTGCCTGAAACCGCTATTCAGTTGTCCTGCGGGGAAGTCAGTCCAGCGGGGGGCCGAACCGCTTCTCCATCAGCTTCATCATCGCCGCCGCGCCGGTGACCTTCGGCTGGTACGACGGCCGGTCGGTGCGGGCGAAGAACCGGCGCAGCTCATCCGCCGCGGCCATCGACCGGACCTCCTCCAGCGGCGCGGACATCGCCGCCGCCAGCGACCGCAGCCCCGCGGTCGCGTCCGGGTACGCCGGGTCCAGCACCGGCGCCACGTCCACCAGCTCCACATCGTGCAAGACCCGCATCGGGTAGTTCTGGTCCGTCGTGGACCACTCGTCGCCGCCGGCCGCGCAGCGGAACGCGAACGAGGAGAACCGGATGTCACGGCGCTCCACCAGCTCCAGGATGTCCGCGCGGGACTGCGGCGGCAGCACCGAGTAGTCCAGGCCGACCCCGTCGGTGGACAGCTGCAGGTACCCGCTGGCGGACGTGCCCAGGACCATGTTCGGGTCGTGGTTGTACCGGCAGACGACGTTCGGCCAGCTGTCCGCCCGGGACCGGTTGAACGCCCCGGTGCCCACCTTCTCCACGAACCCGCCGAGGTTGCGGGACAGCACGTCGAACACCGCCCCGTACCCGCCGATCCGCTGCCCGTCCGCCGCCGTGCGGACCTCGATCACGCCGGGGGTGAACCGCCGCTCCGTCTCCCCGCCGTGCGACCGGCCGCCGTTGTCACTGGCCACGTCCGCGCCGAGTTTCTTCATCGCGGCCCGGATGCGGTCCTTCACCTCGGACAGGGTGACACCGTTCATCGGGTACTGCGAGGCGTTCTTCGGCATGTTGATGTACGCCCACGCCGCCCGGATGTGCTCTTCGGTGTCGATGGGGTACTTGCCGTTCTTGGGGTCGGCATAGGTGACGTTGCCGTACGGCTTCTTGCTGCTGCTGCTGTCAGCCATGCCCGTTTCCGTTTCCTTGGTTTACCGGCTGCTTACCGTTAGGGGACGCCTGCCCGTTGCTCGCGGCCGGGGCCTGCGTCGTGGGGTAGATCGGCGGCGGCGGCTGCGCCACCTGCGCCTCCTTCGCCAGGGTGAGCGCCTGCTCCCTGGCCAGCGTGTCCGCCGGGCTTTCGGTGACAAGGTTCTCGAACGACTTCGGGATCTCCTTGATCCCCCGCGCCATCGCCACCAGCACCTGCAACGGCAACGGGTCATCCCCGACCGCGCTGCTCACCAGCGGCAGGCCCTCCGCCCGGGCCACGTCGTTCTGCGTCATCACCCCGACATCCCGCGCCGTCCGGTACACGTTCCACCGCGTCTCCGGCGTCATCCGCAACCTGGCGTCCCGGTTGAACTGCATGTACTGCGACGCCGGCAGGTACTCCGCCAGCGCCTCCTCCAGCCGCACCAGCCACGGGTCCAGGGAATCCTGGATGAAACCGATCTGCTCCGATTCCACGTTCGAGTACCGCATGTCACCCGTGGACGTCGCCCCGCCGACCTTGTGCGCGGGCACCCCGTAGATCGCCGCGATCTGCGTCGCGTTCATCTGCATCGCATTCAGGAACTGCGCCTCATCCGGCGGCACCACGATCGGCGTGTACTCCCAGTCCCGGCCCAGCACCAGCGGCTCCCGGTTGCGCTGCACCGCCACCAGCTTCCGCCGGATCACGTTCGACTGCTCTTCCTCCACCTCATATTCGGCGTTCTTGAACACCCCCGGCGGCGCACCGCCGGACTTGTACCACCCCGCGCCGTACGCCAGGGCGTCCATGCCGGACTCGATCAGCATCTGGAAGTGGCGGATCACCGACACCCCCCGCGTCTGCCCGGGGACCGTGAACGCCCGCACCAGCAGCAACTGCTCCCGCGGCACCGTCTTCCCGGCGTAGTAGAACCGGGTCTTCGCCGGGTTGAACGGGGAAGAGTCCTGCACCGCCATCAGCTCCGGCGGCAGCCATTCGACAGTGGTCGGGAATCCATACCCGTCGGTTTGGGTGATCAGCCCGAACGCCGTCCCGTCCAGCGCCGCCGACGAAACGTACTGGTACTTCCAGTCGAACTTGTTCAGGAACGCCGACGGCTTCGACAGCAACTGCCCCAGGGGCATCTTCACCTGCTGGTCACCGGCGTCGCGGAACTGCTCCCACGGCAACTGCGCCACGCCCTCAGCCAGCACCCGCACACACGAATACACCGGCTGCAACCGCAGCGCGCCGTCGATGCCGCCCGCACTGTACTGACGCGACGGGTGCAGCGGGCCGCCCACATCAAACCTTACGTACGGGTCATCCCACGGGCGCCACGGCACCCCGCCGATCGCCCGCGACTCCGCCCGCGCCGCGTTCACCCGGTCAAGAACACCCACAACGTCACGCACCCAGGCGCTTGGCCGCGTCGCGCCAGTGATCCCGCTCCGCCGTCAGGCTCGTGATCTGCCGGCCCCGCGACGGGCCGTGCTCGGCCTCCCACCCCACCCGCACCGCCGTCCACGACCACGCGAACGCCAGCCACAACACGGCGAACGCCCGCGACGTCACCCACCCCAGCCCGAACAGGACCGCGGCGATCAAGGTGAGGACCGCGCGGCCGAACTTGACCTGCTTAGCCTGCTCGGTGATCTCATCAACCGGCACCCGGTCCAGCACTGCGGTCATCCAACGCTCCTCAGCAGGTCATACGGTGCCAGCCGCCCGCGGCCGAACTTGTTGAACCCCCACAGCGCCAGCGACGCGCTCACGATCGGGCCCAAGTCCACGACCAGGTTCTTCCGGTCCCACGCCAGCGCGTCCGACAACGGCCGCGACGTCGCCCCCGCCAGCGACCGGTCCAGGGACTCCTGCCCCAGATGCCGCAGCCCCTTCGACGCCACCGCGTCACGGAACTGCCCGAACGCCTGCGCCGCATCCCGCGCACTGAACGGGCTGGCCACCTCCACCCCCGCCTTCAGCAGGCCCTCGATCAGCGCCCCCGCATGCGACGACGGGTCCACCACGATCGCGCACGGCCGGTGCCGCTTCCGCAACTCTGCAAGCCGCGGCACCACCCAGTTCACGTCCCGGTGGTGATCAACCACCTCCACGTGCGCCCGGCCATCCGGGCGCAGCCCGCACGCCGAAATCGTCGCCCACTGCTTGTGCGGCGCCACCAGCGTCACCTCAGCGCCGAAAGCCACCGGGTCACCCGCCGAGCTCGACGGGTCCGCCAGGGCGTCCCAGTCCTCCCGCGGGATCACCTGCCACGCATCCGCCAAGTCCGTCGGGTACATCCCCACCCCCAGCCGCTCCCGCGCAAACGCCCCCGCGTCCAAAGAAGCCCGCTCCAGCCCGATGTACTCCGGCGAAATCCTGATGCCCATCCCCGGATTCGCCCGCGCCCAATCCCGGGGATCCGCCGGATCGTAGTCATCCGGGTCCACCGACCACTCGAAAAACGCCAGCGACCCGTCCCCGCCGGCCAGGCCGCGCGCCCGGATGCGGCCCAGCTGCACCGACGTCGGCTCACCCGCCGTCGAGGTGTACCACACCTGCGGATTCGGCCTGGTCGACAGCGTCGGCAGCATCGACGCCATCGCGTCCTCAGAGATGTTGAACGC